TATTCAGGTAGGTATGTTGGAAGAAGGCCGTTCCGCTGCGATGCGTCTGTCATCCGCTGAAGAAAAACGCCAAGCCTGTTCCATCTCTTTGGAAACTTTCCGAAACGCAGTGGGCTTCTATGGCTGGAACAACGGCAACAACCGTACGTTTGGTTTCCTTAACGATCCAAACCTCCCGGCTTGGGTGTCAGTATCAGGGTCTACTTGGAACACTAAGACGTTCCTGCAGATCACTGCCGATATCCGTGTTGCTGTGGCTGCGCTGCGCACCCAGTCCCAAGATATCATCGACCCAGAAACTACCGAACTAACTTTGGTTCTCCCTACCGCCAAGGTTGATTTCCTGACCGTAACGTCTGATTTCGGCATTTCAGTTCGTGATTGGCTGACTCAGACCTACAAAAAGATCACCATTATCTCAGCTCCAGAGCTTAATGGTGCAAATGGCGGCGCTGATGGTTTTGTGTTGTTTGCGGATAAGATCGACTCGTCCGAAGATGGCTCAAGTGACGGTGGTCAAACGTTTGTGCAGGTAGTTCCTAACAAATTGTATACTCTGGGCGTTGAAAAACGCATCAAAAGCTATGTCGAAGGTTTTTCCAACGCCACAGCTGGTGTAATGCTGAAACGTCCATGGGCGGTAATTCGCTACACGGGTATCTAAGCTAAGCAGTTTGAAATAAATTCTGAAAGCCTCCTAACCGGGGCTTTCAGCATATGTGCATATTGACACTAAACCCAACTTTGTGGTATAATAAGGGTGCATGAAATAAAGTAAAAATCCATTGGGCTGTGGGGGCTAATGGATAACATAAATAGGACCACAAAGGAATAAAAATGACTGTATATGTATTATCTACCATGACCGGCGACGTGGCGTACACGTTTTACAGTGGTGACGCTGGTAAAGGCGACCTTCCGAGTGAACGAAAACGCATCTATATCCGAGGCGGTGCAGGTCTTCCCAGTTTGACCAGCGGTGTCGGTGAAATGTCAAAAGATGACGCTGGTCACCCGCTGTGGACATCGGAAGGGGTTGTTACTCCGATCACAGATGCGGCTTACGCGGAATTAAAAGACCATCGAATTTTTAAACAGCATATTGACAACGGTCACATCAAAGTGCTGAATAGCGACATTGCGGATAGTGCGAAAGCGATCGCGAAAGAAGTACGCAACATGGAAGCCCGCGATGCTTCAGCCCAGCTAACAGAGGCTACGGTGGGCAATAAGATCAAGTCTAAAATGCCTAAAGTGTCAACTGGCAAGGGCGATGACGAAGAAATCAATTTCGCCGCAATGCCTAAAATCAAATAGAGGTACTGAATGTCAAACGCCATCACCTTTAATGAAGACCTGTTTAGAGCGCAATGCCCAGCGTTTGCTGACATAACGGCATACCCCACCGTAGTTCTACAGATGTACTGGGATGAAGTGGGGAGTTTTATTGTTGATGGCGGGACCTACGGCATGCTGCAGGGAGACAGCACAGTATTGGCTATGAACTATATGGTAGCTCATTTTCTAGAGCTGGCCAAGCTAAATAAAACTAAAGGAACCAGCAAGCAAGGCGGCTATAAAACGTCGGCAGGTATTGACAAAATAAGTGTTCAGTACTTAGCCCCGCCGAATAAAGATCAACTAAGCTGGTGGATGAACCAAACCAACTACGGGGCAGCCCTTTTGGCCCTACTTGAGATTAAGTCGGTGGGTGGGTTTTCTGTCGGTGGCTTGAATGAGCGCGGCGGTTTTCGAAAAGCTGGTGGTATATTCTGGTGAAGTCAAATCTATCCGGGTCAGAGCAACTGAAAAAGTCCATGGACGAAATGTCACGGAAAGTCGTGAAGGTAGGTTGGTTTGAGACAGCGCGCTACCCGGCTGATGAAAAACGTGGTAGGGCAGGAGGGGAGTACGTAGCAGCGGTGGCGTACTGGCTCAATAAGGGGACCCCCCACATGCCTGCAAGGCCGTTTGTAAGCGATGCTATCATGACAAACGAGCAAAATGTTAAGACATTGGCTAGAAAGTTGATGTCAAAGGTCCTCAACGGGGAGTTGTCAACAGATGAGGCCATGGGGCAGATAGGGCTTTACATCGAGGGGCTGATAATCAGAAATATTAAGTCCCAAAACTACGAGGCTCTATCTGAGGATTACAGAAGGTGGAAAATGAAATTTCACAACGAACCCCAAATACTGATAGACACTGGCCTGTTGTGGCAGACATTAACATCGAGGGTGGAAGAAAATGATCATTCCGGACAGTAACCTTCTCTCTGATGCTATGGCTTTGCTTGACACTGTAGATATCAAGTATTACAAAGATGCTGGAAGAGATATCAACGATCAGGGTGTATGGGTCACATCGTACGAGCCAATGGTTATAGTTGAGGCCAGTGTTCAAGCCCCCGACCGAGACACCTATGTCCAGTATGGTCTGGACATGCAAAAGAACTATTTAAAGGTTTTTGTCTCCACTGACACTATCGACCTGTCTCGTGACCAATCAGGCGACCAATTTGTGATAGGGCTGCCGGGTAACGAATATCGATACCAGCTTGAATCTGAGGTCCCTTGGTACGATTTTGACGGGTGGGTGGAGTTGTATATCGTGCAGATAGGTAAGGAGCCACTAAGTGCTTGATGCTGACCTAATTCGGCTGTTCCGCTCGACGCTTATAAGCGGTCTGGCGATGGTGGGGTGGGACTACCCGGTAGTACAGAGAAGTCAATCAACGCAACAAGGCATACCTACAGAAAATGCTGTGTATTTTCAAAAACTGTTTGACAACAGATATGGCATGCCCTGCATGGTAACCACTGCAGGACCTTCACCAACACAGAACACAGAAACAACAACGCAGCACATGGAAACTACTTTTCAAGTGAGCGCTTTAGTTATCCTAACTCCATCGATGACGGTAAATCAAGTAACCGCCAGCGATATATCAAACTATTTGGCCAATATCCTTCAGCGAAGAGATACAATACGCAGGATGTTGGCCTCAAGTAACGTTAACGTGCTTAGAATCCAAAAAATAGACAACACTTATTTTGAAGATGACAGACATCGCAACGAAGCATGGCCTACTTTTGAAGTAGTTCTTACGCACCAAACCGTAACCAGTGTCGTAGTTGATAGCACTGATAAAGTGGTGCTGAATGTATATCAAGTGCCCGACTAGGAGAAACATGTATGTCAATCGACATCACTAAGTATATCAACATCACGTCCGGTGTGGGTGCCGGGGCTGGCGTGGCGACGCGCCAGCTAGTAGGCCGTTTCATCACTAAGTCAAGTTTTTTGTCTCGGGACACCATCTTCGAGGCAAAAAGCGCACCAGCGGTTCTGGCTAAATTCAACAATGATGTCTCGTCACCTGAATATCGCCGAGCATTGGCTTACTTTAAATTCGTAAACAAAGACGTCAAGTCACCGCCGATGATGTCTTTTGTGCGTTGGGACACGACTACGTTCATTCCGCCAGTGTTTACCGGTAATTCAACACCGAAAACACCGACTATTTTGAGCCAGATCCAAGCAATGTCTGCTAATGCTGGATTTCAAATTACATACGGCTCTGCATCTGCAGTCTCCGTTCGATTTGATGCCCGCCCAGCATCAAGCTTTCTTGATCTTGCCCCGATCATCCAAACAGCTATTCAAACAGCAGCGGCTGGCATCTCTGCCCTTGCGGGGGCCACGGTTGTTTACAACATCTCGTCCAACCGATTGATCATCACCGGGTCGACGGGTACGACTGCAGGGTCGATCATCATCACAGCAGCTGCGTCTAATGATGCGTCAGTCCTTTTGGGCTTTGCAGATGGCGATTTTACGTCTTCAGCAGGTCGTGTCGGCGATAATGCTGTGCAAACAATGGACCGAACCACCAACAAGAGCGATAATTTTGGCTCATTTGCCTTTATCGATGCGCTTGATGACTGGCAGTCCTCTGTAGTGGGCAACCGCCCGCAGGACGTGGCCTTGTGGAACGCTGCGTTTAACAACAAATTTATCTTCTCCCACTACGTGACCCGCTCACAGGCCACCCAAGCATGGTACGCTACTTTTATGGGTATTGGCGGCTGCGGGTTCACTTTGACCCAAGATAATGGTGGCTCTCCATCTACTGACTCAGAGCTGTTCCAAGCTCAGTCTCCTATGGAGATTTTGGCTGCGACTGACTACACGGCTACCAATGGTACTCAGGGCTATATGTACTATCAGTTCACCGACCGTAGCTTCACTGCTGACTCAGAAGGCAACTTGGTTGCTAATGCCGGGTCTGTGGGGGACACTGCAGTATCTGATGCCCTTGATGGGATCCGCGTGAACTACCAAGGCGTCACTATGACAGCCGGTCAGCAGATCGCCTTTTATCAACGTGGCGTTTTGATGGGCGGCGCTACCTCCGCCACCGACATGAACACCTACGCTAACGAGATGTGGCTGAAGGACGCATTTCTGTCCAACATCCTCAGTCTGTTGTTGGCTATGAAAGTATCTGCCAATGAAATCGGACGCGGCCAGTTGTTGCTTAATATGCAAAGCACCATCGATACCGCATTGACGAATGGTACTATTTCTGTGGGTAAGCCTTTAAATGCAACACAGAAAGCATATATCACGCAGATCACAGGGTCGGACAAGGCGTGGCACCAAGTGCAGGTCGCCGGGTACTGGATCAACGCCACCCTATCATCAACGGTTAATGCGCAGTCGTCATTGACTGAATGGCAGTTTAATTACACCTTGGTTTACTCCAAGGACGACGTCATCCGCCGTGTGGTTGGCTCTGATGTGCTGATCTAAGGAGATATAAATGCAAAACGTAAGTGCTTTTGGTTTTGTGGCCACAGTTAAGGCTAGCAATACCTTTCCGAATGGCTTCCCTCTGACTATGTTCGCAGATGATGCTGACCCTTTTGATGTGCCTAGCATCCAGATTGCTGACAAAGGGATGGGTATCAACGGTGACATGGTTCACTGGTCAAAGGCTAATCCCATCACCGTTAGTTTTAACGTCATCCCCGGTTCCGAGGACGACGAGAACATGCGTGTGCTGTTCGAAGCCAACCGACCGGGTAAAGGTAAGTCCATCGCCAGTGATGAAATAAGTATTTCTGTCATTTATCCGGGTGACGGGGCAAGATCTTACACTCTGTCCAAAGGTATTCTGACTGATGGCATGCCAACCAATGGCATCCAGCAGTCACAACGTCAGAAGTCAAAAACATATAACTTTGCATTTGAGGGCATCACCTCGGCTTGACAGAAAGTTGTGTGGATGGTATAATAAAGGACGGGAAACCGTCCTTTTCTTTAGGAGAAGAAAAATGACCACCGCCGCTACGGCAGTAAACCCATCGGACCATGAGTCGACACCATCGGCATTAAATAAAATGTTAAGAGATTATTTTCTTAACATCGACGACTGTTTACCGGCGGTGATTATGTCGTACGACAGGGTCAGTAACACTGCAACCGTGAAACCACTAGTAAGCCGGATCACGGTTGACAACCAAGTAGTACCAAGGAACCAAGTAGTAGGGCTGCAGGTTTTCTCGTTTGGCGGGGGTGGTTATCACCTAAACTTTCCTCTAGTGGCTGGCGACCTAGGCTGGATAAAGGCGTCTGATCGCGATCTAGACGCCTTTAAAATTAGCCTATCTGAAGGTGCTCCTAATACATGTAGAACACACACATTCTCGGATAGTTTATTTTTACCTGACGTGATGCGTCGATATGTGATTAGGGGAGAACATGCGGATGAAATGGTGCTGCAGAGTGTAGACGGGAATAATAGGGTGGCTATAGGTCAAGGTCGCGTAAAAATAGCTGCAGGCGAAACCTACGTCGAGTTAGTAAATGGTAAAATAACTCTAACCACTATGGGCCTTCTTGATGTGGTATCGGCAGATAGCCGCTTTTCCGGGAACGTCACCATAGCAGGGGCTACTGTTATGCAATCTGGCTTTACATCCAGCGGCGGTGCAGGCGGTTCATCTGTTGATAGTCTCACTGTGGCCGGTACGGCTGTAGGCGGCCACACTCACTCTAACCCTGAAGGTGGGCGCGTAGGCCCATTTGGATCGTAAATTATGGCTCAAGTAGGCTCTACATTAGGCGCTGCGTTAACAAACCGGAAAGCATACAAAATATATGATATGCTGTCACCTTCGTTATCAGAGGTGATAGGGCTTAAAATAAAAAGCGCACAGGCCACCCACCAAGCTGACACCCCACAGCACCCTACAGAAAATGGTGATTTTTTAACAGACCATAAGATCATCATGCCTAGGACGGTTCAGGTAGAAGGTTTCTGCATAGACCAAGATTCATACAGCAAAATGCAGCAACTATTTAATGACCGAAAAAATCTATATGGAATACAG